AAACTGAGAAAATCAAATCGGAGGTGTTTAAATGGACTGGGTAGAACTACTTAGAACCATTTTTGAAATCTGTATCATACCTCTGCTTGGAACTTTGACAACTTATGTTATAAAGTTAATCCAAACTAAAAGAGATTCTATTAAAAGTAAGACCAAAAGCGAAACTTTGCAAAAGTATATTGATATGTTAGCTGATACCATTACTGCGTGTGTGGTAGCTACAAATCAAACTTATGTAGAAGCTCTAAAGGATAAGGATATCTTTGATGAAAAAGCTCAAGCAGAAGCGCTAGATCGCACTTATAAGGCAGTAATTGAAATTTTGCCAGACGAAGCATTAAAGTATTTAAATGAAGCCTATGGGGACATAAATACATTTATCTTGAATAAGATCGAATGTGAAGTAAATTATAATCATTAAGGGGTTGTTATAATGTCTCTAAAAGAAAAAGTTATTGAAATTGCCCTTGGAGAAATTGGGTACAAAGAAAAATCAAGTGGCTGGACTAAATATGGCGATTGGTATGCAACCAATGTCGCGCATCATCAGAGCTTTGCGTATGCCGATTGGTGTGTAATGTTCCAAACTTGGTGTATGCGCCAAGCTGGTGTAAGTCCGAACAGTTATCCTGATACTTCACCTCAAGGTTCTAGCGTTGGCTATAATGTGCGTTGGATGGAAGCGCATGGCTATCGTACCGGCGCGGACGATATGCCTCAAGCTGGTGACCTAGTATATTACTCTTGGTCAAATAATGAATGGGATCATATTGGACTTTGTGTGAAGGTTGAAGGTACAAATCCTGGTAATGCGATTATGACTGTTGTTGAAGGTAACTACAACAATGCAGTTGGACAGCGCCGCATTGCATATCGCGATAAGAGAGTTGCTGCGACTTGCCGCATTCCTTATGAAGCTGTTATTACTCCAGTTGATCCAGTTCAAACCGTGAAGCCCGGCGCGGCCAAGCCCGCACCAGAACCAGAGCCAGTTAATAAAATGCCAGAACTTTCCTTCCTATTAAAGACTGGTAACAAGAATAATACTGTTGAACTACTTCAAGCAGCATTGATTGGTAATGGGTATGAGATCGTTGGCGGCGCGGATGGTAACTTTGGTAGATATACTAAAGCTGCACTAATTCAATATCAAAAAGATAATGGGTTGGTCGCAGACGGTACTGCCGGAACCGAGACTTTTAGATCTCTACTCTTTGGTTAATTTATAATTTGATTTTCTTTAAATTTTGATGTACGCGGGCGTGTGTGCGCCCGCGTATATTTTATAGGAAGGGTTTTAATCATTCTAAAATTTGAATTTTATTACTATTTATAGTATAATATATATAAGAAAAGTAAGAAGGAGAGTACGAAATGAGAATTATTACTCAAAAAGATAAGAATGAAATCAATCGCTTGTATCTTGAACTTGGTACATATGCGGCGGTGTCGCGCGCGACAGGTTTCAGTCCTTCTACTGTAAAGAAGTATGTTGACCCAAATTATGTGCCAATGTCAGAAAGGCCAATTAAAAAATTTTCTGGCGAACTGCCACTTTTTAAACCGACTTGGGCCATTAGCGATAATTGGAATTCAATGTGTGAATTAAGTGAAGCTGAAATTAGCGAATTAAAAGAATTATGGGAGGAGTTGGATTTTTAATGGAAAAATATTTTTATTTAGATGAATCTCCTCTTTATAAAGATAAATATGTGATTCGTCTTAATAAAGAAGATCTTTGTTTTCAGAAAGGATTTACTGGTTCTTTTGGCGTTTTCCCCGCAAGACTTTTAGGGTTAAGCTATGTACAATATCTTAGGTTTTGTAGGGACATTCTCGGCGCAGAGTTAATTGGAAAGAATAAAAAGTATGTGAGTGTATACTTTGATAGAACTGATGAAGTAAGACAGTTCATAAAATTACTTAATGCGCGCGCGGCCTTAGCGATGAACTATCACAATTTTCCTTTTGAATATAAAGAAGTTGGTGATAAAGTTGAGAGAAGTTCTTTGAAGGGGGAAGAAAATGGTAGTAACGAAGGAAATGCTTGAGAAGTATGGCGCCGCGCGAAGCATACTAGACTATTTTAAAGAAAACTTTAATGATGAGCCAACTGAGTTTCTTAAAATTTTAGGTGCGGCCGCGCCCAACTTTGAACTTATATTTCTGTTGCGCGAGCATGAGCGTTTTAGCGAAGAAGAATTCCAGCAGTATGAGTTGGTCTGCCAAGTCCAAAACTCTGATAAAATTTGGTGTAGTAGACAAATTATTGATAGTAAATGTGTTAGCTATTCATTTGATGTAGTCGGTAGTAATTATGTTATTCGTTCTACAAGTGTAGAAGATAGTGAACAAGTTTATTCTAGTCAAGATGTGACTGATAGTGAATATGTAGATCATTCTCAAAATGTGATTAGCAGTAATATTATTTCTGATAGTCAGATAGTTTATCATTCTTCTTATGTCGCGCAAGGGAAAGATATTAGTTGGTCAAGCTTTGTGTTTGATTCAGAGCATTTATCAGAAAGTAATTATGTTTATAGGAGTAAAAACCTAAAGCGTTGTAGTTGCTGTGGCTTTATGAAAAACTCAGAAGACTGTATTTTCTGTTCTGGATTGGACGGCGCGCGGTACCAAATTTTTAACACTGAAGTTGATGAAGATACTTTTTTGAGAATAAAAGAAGAATTACAAGATAGACTTGAACTTGAAGAGACGAAGTTTTTTGTTCATAAGAATTATGGATATTCATATGATAAAACTTTGAATGGAGTTTTTAATGGGTTGAGTAACGACTTCTATGAATGGATCAAAACTATTCCAGGTTATACAGAAGATTTAAAAAATCTAGTTTTTCTTAGCTTCTAAAATTTGAGAATTTTTTAAATATTTGCTATAATATATTTGTAAGGTTGAGAGAGAAATCAACTTTATATGAATGTTATAAGCTCATTCCACAAAGTCGTGGGATATTGGGGCGCAAGAATCTATTGAATCCGGATACTTAGATTCCTCTGAGGCCAAGCGAAATAAAATCGGGGTAGCTGCCGATATTAAATAGCTGTAAATACTAGTAAACTTATACTTCATTCGTGGTGGAATGGTGTTGTGGAAAGCGCGAACATTTTGGTGGCATATAACAAGGCGTGGGGTTCGCGGTGTGTCCTTGTAAAATATTTACGGTAGTAAATAGATAAAACTGCGGTGGCGAAATAGGTAGACGCTCCGACTGGAAATGGGGATTGTCACGTCCGAAAATAACGACAATTATGCAAGGTGCAAATCCTTGTCCGCAGAATATTCTTATAAAATATCAGGAGTTAGAAATGGCAACTGGTGAGTGGGTAAGAAAAGGCTGGACAATCAAGTGTCCTAATTGTCAAGAAGACTTAATATTTATGAAAAAGAATTATTGTCCAAATTGCGGCGCGCGAATGGGTGCGCAAAAGCAAAATGAGCCCCAAACATTTATTTGGACTCCTATTATAGAAAAAGAACCAGATACCGCTGACCATGTTCTTGTTACTCTAAAACATGGTGAAGATGACTATGAAGTATGTGAATTAGATTATGGTGTTGATAAGGCGTGCGGCGGATGGCTTTGGCGCAGAGTTATTGCTTGGTCGCGCAAGCCAAAGCCTTTTCAAGATTAAAAAATAAGGCTTTCAAAATTTGAAAGTTTTTCAAAAGTTTGATATAATATATACAGAAAGTTGAGAGAGAACTCAAAACTTTCACTCGGACTTTGATAACTGAATAAATAAACTAACAGTGCTAACTCAGTGAAGACTTGAATCGACTTCAAGGCTGAGAATCCAAGCTGGAGTGCTCGGCGGAACGAAGCAAGGATACTTGTGGATACCGGATACCGCGGAGATGACGTGAGTCATACTCTGAAAACGAATAGTATAAAGTATACGTATGGCTGGATGTGCTGTTATGTATTGTTAACTCTAAGGCAGGATGCGAGTGGTTGGCGCAATAGAAAGCAAGATGAATAGTCTTGCCGAATCCAAGAAGACATTACAGGTGGTGCTGGGTGCAATCCTTGGAAATACCAGAAGCCGATTCGCGATGATGTGGCGAGAGTCACTATAACACTTGTAAAAACTCCGAGTAGCAAATTGCGACTAAAAATAGAATTCTAACTTCTCTGAATGTTTTGTGAAAGGTATGGGTGAGAATCCCATAGTAGATTATGACTGTGAATAGTTAGGGTAAGAAGTGTAAGAGCGACGGCTCTTATGCTCAGACTTATCTTCTACTTGGCTGAATAAGGGGCAATACATAGTGGTAGGGTGAAGACCCAGCATAATTAGTTTATTTATTCAGTTATTGGAGTTTTTATCGCGGATTAGTGCAAAGGCAGCACTTCAGGCTCATTACCTGAAAATGAAGGTTCGAGTCCTTCGTCCGCAACTCACCGGTACGAAGGTGACCGGTAAACCGCTAACACGGATTTTTCTAGTTCAAACTACCACCGACTCAAAGAGGTATGTGGCTTAGCGGAAAGCGGTATAGAAGAAAGCGAAGTAGAACTAGTCAAAGCGTAGGAGGAGATTGGTAGTAGCCAACTGGTCTCGCGACGCTATATAAAAAGGCATAAACCTAATTACTACCAAAATTTTCCCTTGGGGCTGCTTCTTGGCCAGAAGCGGAAGTCCGGACTTAAAAACTTTTCAGTTTTTGAAAGGAGTGGTCTATATGGCTGCTCCTTGTTTTTTGCCCCTTTAGCTCAGCCCGGTAGAGCAATCGCCTGTTAAGCGATGGGTCGCTGGATCGAAGCCAGCAGGGGGCGTTCGCCGGTAAAAGGATGCCGGCGCATTTATAAATCAAAAGGAGGGTTTATAATGAAGTTTTATTCAGAAGATTTGAAGAAATTCTATGATACGCAAGAAGCGTGTGAAAAAGCAGAAAAGGAATTTCTAGAAAAGAAAGCAAAAGAAGAAGAAGCTAAAAAGAAACTCAGCGCGGAGCGTGGTGCGCGCGCGAAGGAAATTGAAGAGGCATATAATGCCGTGTCCGCCGCGCAATCTCACCTAAACGAACTAATTGCTAAGTTCCTCCAAGACTATAAGAGTTTCCATTTTACTTTCACCGATGAAAATAAAAAGAAGACTCCTTCATTCAACCTATTTGATTGGGACTTGTTCTAAAAATTAAATAAAGGTTGTAGGGCGCTTCATGCGCCCTTTTCTTTTAAGTTGCTATATTACTTTTTTACTTTTATTTGAATAAGTTTTCTGAAGGAGAATTTTAATATGGAAGATTTTTACTTAGAAGATTTTGTAAATGCAATTGTTAGTAATATTGCTAATGCAAATCTGCAATTGCCTGATCCAGACTTAATTCAATATTATACAAATTTAAAGAATAGAGTTTATTGGATTGATAAAGAAATTGACAATAATACTCTCGATTTAGTTGATAAAATTTTAAAATGGAATAAAGAAGATAGTGGTAAGCCAGTAGAGGAGCGCCAACCTATTAAGTTAATGTTTAATAGTCCCGGCGGCAACTTAGATGTGGAAGAGACTTTAGTTAGTGTAATTGAACTTTCAAAGACTCCGGTTTATGGATACGCGCTTGGCATGGTAGCGTCCGCCGCATCGCTTATCTTTTTAAGTTGTCATAAGAGATTTGCTCTTCCAAATGCTTATTTACTTTTACATAAAGGTAGTTATTCAAGTCCAAGTGCGAACTATAATGAGTTAATGGCGGCGATGGATGATTACCGCATTCAAATTAGTAAAATGGTTGATTTCTATATTAGAAAGACTAAAATTCCAGAAGAAATTGTACGAAAGAAAATTGAAACGGACTGGTATATTCGTGGAGAAGACCTTATAACTAATGGTTTAATTGATAATTGGGTTAAAAATATAGAAGAACTATTATAAGGGGGTTTTTTCTTGGACTATACTGGTTATAAATCATTGTTCCTAACAGATGATGCGCTCGGCGCACTATATGCAGGAACATATATTCCAGAAGGATTTAAAGAAAACCAATATTTGATTTTGGTTGACAAGGATGAAAAACCAATTGACTATTTTTGTTTTAGGAATGGAGAATTTGAAAAGGTAAAATTTCCTTTTATAGAAAGTGATTTTATTGGAAAATTAAAGCCACGAAATCCACAGCAATATTGTGCGCTTGACCTTTTAAAAAGTGATATTCCATTAAAATTATTAACAGGGCGTTTTGGAACTGGAAAAACTTTGTTGTGTATTGCGACAGCGCTTGAGCGTTTACAACATAATGAATTTGAAAAAATTGTGTTTGTGCGCAATAACATCCAAGTAAAAGAAACTGACCAGCTTGGTGCTTTGCCTGGGTCTGAACACGAAAAAATGCTACCTTATTTAATGCCTTTTGCTGACCATTGCGGCGGCGTTGAAGGAATAAAATATTTAATTGATAATGGAAAGCTTGAAGTTATTCCATTAGGATTTTTGCGCGGGCGCAGTATTCAGAATTCAATTATCTATTCTATGGAGTCTGAGAACTTGTTGAAAGAACATATTCAGCTTTTAATGGGTAGAGTTGATAGTGGTTCTGAGTTGTGGTTAGATGGAGATTTAAAACAAAGAGATAGAAGTAGCTTTGAGAAGTCAAAAGGTTTGGAAACTATGATTGAAAAATTAAGTGGAAATAAATTGTTTGGTTATATACATTTAGTTAAGTCGGAGCGTTCAGAAGTTGCGGCGCTTGCGGATTTGTTAGATTAAGCGCGAAAGCGCAAATACGGCGGCGCGGTTGCGTCGCCTTTTTTGGTAGGTGAGGAAATGGGTTTTAATATAAATGAACGTGGTTATATTATTTATACCAGAGAATCTGAAAATACTTATTGGAAAAAAATAAGACAAGCTGGAGAAGACAAAATATATAATAAAGAATTGAAAAAAGCTAATTATCTTTCAGTTTTTAATAAAGGTAGAGTTAGTTCAGAAAAAATAGAAGAAATTGCTTCTTTTTTACAAGAACTTGGAAGGAAAGAAGAAATAAAAGAAAGAAAATATTTAAGTAAATACAATAGAAAACAAGAAAATAATCAAACAGATATTTGGTTAATAAAAAACATGAATGAAATAATAAGTGGCGAGAATTTATTCAAAGCAACTATTGAAGATTTTATGAATAAATATAAGGAATTAGGAAGAGATAAAAATCAAAATATAGAAAAAGGTAGTCTTTCACCTTTCTTTTTAAGTACTTTTTCTTCGGATATTTCGGCACTACTAAATATAAAATTTAAGCAATTTCTTGAAAATCATTCAAGTGATTTTATTTTTGATAATAATGGCGATATTATTAATGGTAATAGTTATCAAAACGAATTGCAACAAATGTTAATAGATACTATAAATGAAGCATTTGAAAAAAAAGTTAATAAAATAATTAAGTCTGAAAAAACAAATGAAACAAAGAAACAAGTTTATCAAGAAATTTTAGATATATATAATAATTTAGAAGCGGGGTTAAAAAATTCAGCTAAAAATCCCTTTTATCAAGCTTTTGCAAGGTCATATGGAGTAGATAATTTTTTAAATGTCTTTAAAACAGAAGAAAAAGATTTAAAACGTTATCT